AGTATGGAAGTAACTGTCGAAATTATCTCTTGTAAAGATTGTTTCAACTTCGTTTCCGAATAGGTAGGACAAGGATTGGTTTCGTTTTTGCCATTCCTTGAAGTTGGTTTCTCCATTTTGAATAATTTCTCCTATCCAGACTTTACCAGGATCTTCACTAGAAATAAAGTTTGCGATGAAATACTGTATGATTTCATCATCATCTTTTTTCCGCGACATCCTCTCAAAAAAATATCTGTCACGTCTCTTATTAAAAGACGCAACAGATGCACGGGATCTTCCACCGTATTTTACATAATCATAACTTTCCTTGGTGAAGTGATTCTTCATCGCAAGATAAGTTTTATAGCAATCAAAGGGTGACACTTTCACAGGGGCAATCGTGCGCGTGATGTACGTTTGAGGAAGTTGAGTTCAATGGCCTCAGCCTTGATTTTTTCTTTCAGTGGTTTACTGATCAACTTACCCACAGATTCTAACTCAATCTTGTTGTCATCGCAATAATGAACAATCGCATCAATGTAGTTCAGGTCATCATTGTGTTTTACAAGATCTTCAATGTCTTGGGTAAATTTTGTTTGACAAAGAAATTTTTCTTTGAGTGCCTTGTCTAGGTCCTTATTCATTGGAGAGCTTATGAGTAACAAATTCTTTAATGTATCGAACTAATAACTTAATATACTCGTCTTTGTTTCTTTTGTCAAACACCTTAACTTCACCAGAGGAAGTTGTCATAATTGTGATCAACTTTTTGACTGGAATACCAGTCATCTCATAGTACATACATGCGTATGCAGTTTCCTGAACGAAGTAGTTTTCTAACCACTTCTCTGGTTTAATTTTGTCTGAAGTTTTAAAGTCAATGACAGCAAGCTCGCCGTCATACTCCGCAATACAATCAACACGACCAGCAATACCGAAGTACTCAGAATAAAGGGTACGCTCAATAGCATGTATATTATCAATGCGATCAAGGAATGGTTTCGCGGAGTGGAACATGAACTGGGTTGCTGGGAGATGGTTTTCCCAGAGGAGTTCTTTACCTTCAAGATAAGACTGTGCCGCTTCATGGAAATCAGTACCCCTTGTGGTGGCTTTCTTAGTGATACGATTAGCTTCTTCCTCACCAACTTTCTTCCTCCAGTTAATGAAGGTTTGTCGGTTATAAAAAGAGGTGACTGAAGTGATTGAAGGCACCCAGTCACCATTTGGAAGAAGATAGAGACGACAACCTGCGGTTTCTTTTTTCTCTAGTTCAACGTCACCCAGATAATTATGATAAGTTCTTTGCATTAGAGACCCAAAGCCATTTTCTTCATGATGTACTCGCGGACTAAACCAGAACGAACGATGTCATCAACACCAAATTCAACCATCTCAAAAGATTCATTCATCTGTTCGATGATCTTCATGAAGTCAAGAATACCGTTCTTTTCATAAGTTTTCTGAAGGTCAGTTTGAACTGCGTCACCACAGAACATGATCTTACAGTTTTCACCCACACGGGTAATTATACTATCAAGTTCGTGGAAATTCAAGTTCTGAGCTTCGTCAATCAAAAGGATCGCATCGTCAAACGTAGTACCACGAAGGAATGATGTGGACCAGAATGAAATCGTTTCCTGAGACTTCAGGTTACCATAGAGCATTTCAAAGTCTGCATCACTTGGCATTTCGAACATGTACTTAACCATGTTCTTGTAAGGGATCTGATAGAGAGCTGATTTGTCTTCATGATCTCCAGGAAGAAAACCAATCTCACGAGTTGCAACCAAAGAACGAACGATGTAGATCTTCTTGTAAGGAGTGTACTCATTCAGGACATCTTTGAGCGCATTGTAGAGTGCGATAAAAGTTTTACCAGTACCAGCGCATCCATAAGCAAAGATGTTTTTACCCTCTGCATATGCATCAAACAACTTTTCTTGATTAGGAGTAAGTGGTTCGATATCAACCAATAAATCTGTGTTAATTGGCTTCTTTCGCTTCATCTGTTTGGCAGTCATGCCAATACCAATGGGTTCAGAGGACTTCCTTTTTCTAGCCATACTAGGTAATCTTTCTAACTTTGGAACCAGGTGCTTTTGAGGCTTTGTTGAGGACTTCGTTCCAGCCTGGATTTCTGGAGACAAGTTTGTTCCTCCAATCTCCCACTTCTGTTGCCATGGGAGCAGTGGAAGGATCAGACCAGTCTCTAATCCAACCTGGGTTGTCTTCTAACCACTGATCCCAGACAGTGAAACTCATTGTCACTTCTTTTTGTTCGCCAGTCTCTACATTAATAACAGGATATGTTGGCATAATAAATGAGGGGGGATGTTCGTATTTATTAGAGCCAATTGAAGTTAATATTAAATCTACCACTTTGATCTGATGTAGTGGAAGAATTATGTTGAACAGATGGATCAAAAAACAAAATACGATTTTCAACAGAATCTATTTTAGTACCATCACTCAATCTTGTAAACCCATCACAAGTATTCAACGAAAAGATTGCGCCATAATGTTTCCACTCATAGTCAACGTGTGGAAGATGTTCTTCAACTACAGGAGTATTTGGATAGAAGTTGGCTTTGATTCGTATTAGAGATTTGTATTCTTTGAGTTTTGGTGAAAAAATTTCCCACACACCATTGAAAAAGTTGGACATTGGTCTCTCCCAGTCATAAAAGACATGAGTGCCATACCAATTCCAAGTTGTTTTAACATGATCATCATCAGAAGCTACTGTGGGATTGAGAAAGAATGGCGTATCTGGATTAAAAACCAGAAGATTTTGAACATATTTCAGTTCATCTTCTGATAGAAAATTTTCAACTACTTCGTAGTCCATTCAAGGGCCTCTGCAACAGTAGGAAATTGTTCGACGAATACTTCTTTACAAGCTTCTGCAACTCGCATGTGTTCCAGTTGAGTTCCATTTGCAGAACGGAGATTGATGTAATGAATCCAACTGCGGCAAGAGCCGCTCATGTAGATACGAGTAGGAGTACACAGAGGAAGAACATTACGAGCACACTCTTTTGCAACTCCACGATCCAACATCTGTTGATAGAGAGACATGGAAGAGGAGAACAGAGTATCCATCTGTCGGGTCAAAAGATCAATAGTTTCTTGATCCAGGTCATCAATAGAATTCTGACGATTCTTCGTGTCCTGACGACGGAGCTCTGGAAGGGGGATCTTCTTCGAGAGTAGGGAACTATCAGCATACCGTTGAGAAAACTCTTGAAATGTAAATGAGCGGTGACGCAAAATTTGGGCCGCGATAGCCCTAGTGGTTTCAATCTCAAGAGTCATGAAAGATTGTTCAAACACACTCCAGTGGTTATGTTTGATGCAGTAACGCAGAAGACCTGCATAGTTATCATTGTCTTGATTGGCAGGATTACTCACCCGTGCCACATAAGCCATGGTTTGTTCTGCATCAGGAGTCACAGATACAAGTTTGACAGTCATTAACACTCCTCACAATTGGTTTCTTGATGTTGTTTGCGAATCTTCTTTACTTCCTTCAGTTCTTTTTTGATCATCTGGTAAGCAGTCTCAGAGTCTATCTTATCACCTATTTCCATGGCAACAATGATATCAATTCTAGTTCCGAAATGTGATAAGGCTTTTTCGAAACAATCTAGATCTTCATACATTTCTGCATCTCCCGTAGTCTGTGTAATAGGCTTTGTAAAATGCAACTACACCAGCAGAAATCTCATTACCTTGAGAGACCCAATCATGAGCACACTCATAGATTGATTGTGGTGAGTGTTTTGGTGATCCATCTTCATTGAGTTCACTACCGTATCTCTCAAGGAGAATACTTAGAACTTCTTGTCTCAGTTTCATTCGATCGTCACTATATCTCCAGTCAGTTTCAATTGATTTAACCATCTCTAAAACTCAAAAATTGACTAATACAAATTCTACCCTGTTTTTTAAACATATCACCCTCAGACATCTCAACTTTATCAACAGAGTGATTAATCATTGAGGGAATAATTAGTGTCCTATTGTTCAAACACTCAATTTTAGTAACATTATCTTCATAATGTAGATTTACATTCCCTCCATTGAATTTTTTTGGCTCATTAAACAACCAGGTCAACATCGTAACTATGCAATGATCGTAATGTCGTTCATAGTAGTTACTGTCTTCATAATATGAAATTAGAGTTGTGTCATAGTTACACATGAACTCTTTGAAAAACCAATTGGGATGTTGTTTAAGAAAAAACATCTCATTAGACAATAGTTTTCTATTGATACCAAGAATGTTGGATGTATTTCTATTTGTATAAACATCGTCTAAAAATAGACACATGTTATTTTTCTTTGGTGTCCCGTCTGATCTCAGAGCAGAACTAGTAGTTCCTGGGTCACCCTTTAATTTATGTGGATGACATAAAAAATTAAGCTCTTCCCAGATTAAATTTAATTCAAATTTATCATAGGTATTATCAATGATGATGTAAGGAAATTCATTCTCTAAGTATTGTATCTTCATACAATCAGTCTGGGTAGCCATCATCATCGTCCCACACCTCATCGTAATCATGTACTGTTGGTGAAGTGTATGCTTCTGTATCTGAGTACACTTCTGATTCTAGTTCTTCTACAACCTCTTTAAGAGCGGCTAAGAGAACTTTAAGTTTAGCTTTGTTCATGTCCCTTGAACCCTGGCAGAGTTATTCTATCTAGGTTTGGGTTTCTTGTCAACCCTTACCAGTTTCTCCCAGCCCTTGTAGTGAGGATCGGTTCTTAAAGTCTCCTGAACCATGTCTCCAAGTTCTATACAACACTCGCCCCATTGATACCTTAACTCCCTAGCCACAGACGGTGCCAGGGGGTCCTCAGGGCGGTTGTAACGCCACTCATACCATTGATTCCAGATCTCAGCGCACTCGTTTGATTTACGCTGCAAATGCGGTTCTCTGTACACTCATACCCATATGGGTTGTGTGCCCTAGACGGTATAGCTATTTACAAAAAAGGAGGGCCTTTGCCCTCCTAAGTAAAGAATTTTAATAGAGCTCTTAAATTCTTCTACCTTTGTAGTATTTCTCTGCAAATTCTTTTGCAGGTGCCTTGGTCTTCATCACATTCGATTAAACAGTTGTAGTAGTCATTAATGAGATCGGATTCTTCCGTACTCCTATCTAAAGTTCTCTCCAATCTCACGAAAGCTTGTTTCCACCCAGCTAATTGATTATGTGATAGTAAATTGTGCATAATAACCCCTATGCAAAACAATCATGATGAAAAAAAGGGTTTCGTTCATTTCATCACCTCTCATAATTCTATCGTATATAGTCAGGATATCCTGATTTTTTGTGTGTTAGGATACAAAAATTTATACCTACGAGTTTATACCTACAAAAAAAGAGGGAGACCTTAGTCCCCCTCTGAGTCGAAGATTTTGTCAAACCACTCATTCAAGTGAATGAGATAACATGACCAGTAGTTGCAACCTCTGTACGTTAATTGATAACAAGCTGGTGGTCTATTGTCCTTATCCATATCATCGTAATGATATCGATAATTATCCATTACTTCACCTTGACTTGGCAGTTACCTGCCATACAAAGTGCGGCCGCGTGACGACGATCTTCTTTCTGCTTCTTCTCTTTAATGAGTTGAAGAGGATTGAGTTTCTGCATCACTTAGCCTCCTTGACATACTTGATGCCACGGTAGAC